ATCCCGTTCATTGAGAAATTCTTTTGTGACTATTTTGTTGGACTTTTCATCAGCCATGACTATACCTGTCACAACTTTAGCCCAATTAGGTAGACACCCCAGCAAACTCCAAAACGTGGAATGGAAATAGCTTTCCTCTAGTGATTTTTGTTGGCCATTGGCGTTCATCGCGTGCGCCACGAAAATGCTTCATGTCGTAAACATATGGTGTTGGCGCAGTGAAATCTGGAGTTAATGAAATACCAAATTCTGGCCACCTAGACCAAACAGCAGATCCGAACGGTCGCAAATCTCTCGTTGTCATGCTTGTACCTAGTGGGGCATGGTGCTCAAGCCAAAGGGCGCAATTGTAGACAGTTCTGATGTAGTCAAGATACTTGGCAACCTCAATGGCGACGGATTCAGATGTTCTGCCACCTGGGTCAACGAAAGCCTTGTAAAGAGGTCCCAATATAAGTATCTCTGGCTTTGACTGCTCAATCTGCTTCTCTAGCAAAGCCCTGTCTGTCATTTTAAGTAAATCAAGACCAGATGGAAGCGTAAACAAATGTGTATTTGGCTTTTTATTGCCAGATCTGGAGATTGCCGCCTCCATAATCCTACGAGTGGTTCGCCTAATAATTCTTTCTGGGTTCTCCAAGTCAACTGTTAGTGTTCGTACTGGCGGTATTTGCTGGAGGCTAAATGGGTGAATACCACAAGATGAAAGTATGGCAACCTGCCTAGCCATCATGGTCTTTCCAACGCCTTCGGCTGCGACGATAATTACACGCTCGCTTCGCTCAAGAAGCCCAGGAATTATCCAGTCATAGGAATCATCATCAGACTCTTTAATGAACTCGTCCCACATAACGAGTCTTCCAATGTTCATTGGCTGCTCAACGCCAATCATTGAAATCATGGAATCTGCTTTTATGAGTTTCTGTTGTGGAGAAATATCCTCACGAAGCAAGAGTTCAGCTATCTGCTCAACAGCTAACTCATGCTCTGTTTTTTGTTGACTTTCCTCCACGACAGGAGATCCAGCATCAACTTCCACCAAATCGCTGAAATGACCACCAAGAACTATATGATCCGTAATGTCTTTTGCAATATCTGACCGCAAAATGCTAACCGTGCACCCAGCAGCGGATAATTCGGAGTGCACCAAAACGGCATGTTTTATTCCGGGCTCGTCATTATCTGCAATTATCGTTACGGAGCCACCACGTAAAGCCTCCGTATGTATGTCAAGCCACTTGCCAGCGCCACCCGGCATAGTTGTTGCAATTGCTCCCCGTTCTATGAGCGTGTCAGCATCTTTTTCCCCCTCTACCAAGAAAATTCTGTCGCCGTTGCGTACGGCATCCAAGACGCTAGGGAGGTTGTAGAGAACTTTTGGAGTATCGCCCAGCGAGTACGACCACTCATCCTTTTTCCCATCCGCTGGTTTCCTCTGTCTAAAAGTTTTCTTACCGTCTTGGTCAACGTACCTAACTTTTTGGAAAAGAAGGGTGCCATTTTCATCAACGTAGTCATACGCCTTGACAAATTGAAGCGACTGTTTCTTATCAGAAGATTTATCTGGCTGTTTCTCTGGCATTAAATCAGCAACTTTTATTCCTACAGAAGAGCAGATATCTCCAACATTGCATATGCCCCTATGGCAGTGAACTAAAGCCCTGCCGTCATTGCCTTGACTTACAACAAGGCTTGGATTGTTGTCATCATTCCTGCATGGGCATCTGGCCTGCCAGCCAGTATTAGTTTCCCGCACACCCTCAAGTCTGTCTAAGAGATTTTGTACCGGAGCAGATGCTGTCATGCAGATTCCTTATGGGATAAATGCATATTCTCAGATCCATTTGCGTTGATTGATCCGCGCCCAGGGACATTAATCCGCGCTTCCCTCGAGAGAGTTATTCCCCTTTTCCAGCGAATTTCTGCTCTTTCAAGTTCCGTTTTCCCACCCCATGTGCCGAACGGTTCATGCCGTAGAGAGTATTCAAGACAATGAGTCCGAACCTCGCATCCTCTGCACGTTTCAAGAACGAGATTCTCGTGCTCTCGTCTAGTTTGTCGCTCCTGAGCATTTAGTCCGCCTTTCTTCGTTACTGGAAACCAAATCTCAATTGATTGACCAGCACACGCTCCGTGCTCTGGAGCAATGTCGTAAATGTCTCCCACATCCCCCTCCTTGGATTGTTAATTAGGATTTTGAAATCCTAGCAACATCCAACGGCGAAAGAAAGACGATGGCGCTTTTAATTACAAATTTCCCATCAACATCCCCAACGGATACATCAACTGCATCAGCAGGAACAGAAAATTTAGCAGCAATTCCAGCCCTTACTTTTTCAACAGTCATTTCAAAGTCTGTCAATGACTGCTCTTCTTCTGCGTCAATTATTAAAATAGGCGGAGCAGACAGCGATTTTATTTCTTCTGATTTTTTTTCTGATCGCAAACACCAAACACATGCAAGAGAAGCAGAAGTTGATGCACGTGGTCTGCTCTCGATATGACCACAGGAAAGTTTGTGCTGATATGTGACGCTACCCCAAGCGCCAGTTTTGCTGATTTCTAAGACTTTTCGCTTGGGAGCACGCCTGTGCTCTGTCGTCATTTTTTATTACTTTGACCCAAACTTAAAAAGTTTCTTCCAGATAGAAATCTTCTTCATTTGCTCTTGCACGTGAGCAATATTTTGATTGAGGATGGCTGTTGCCTCTTCTGCAATCGGTGCAATATTCTTCTGAGCATCATCTATCGTTTTATTAACGAGTTCAGCCAATTTCTCGCGGTCAATGAAATCGCTGGGCGATGACTCTTCTGTTTTCTTTGTTGATTTTGCTGCAGCCTTTTTAGCCGGAGCCTTCTTTGCTGCAGCTTTCTTAGCCGGAGCCTTCTTGGCTGGAGCCTTTTTTGCTACTGCTTTTTGCTGTGGTTTCTTGTTGTTTGCCATGTCGGAGATAATAATCATGACCCGTGCCGTGGCAGGGGAACTGCCTCCCCTACGCACATAAAAAAAGGTTTACTCTGTCCAGGATGGAGGACAGTTACGGCGACAATTTCAGTAAATTGGCGCTTGCTGCTACCTCTGCACAAATAGCGAAAATATATTGCGTTAAGGAATTTGGTGTTGGCGAAGACTTAACGTTTAATTTTATGGGTTGGAATAATGATGAATTGGTAATCATCTGCCAGATGACTAAGGAGATGATGAAAATACACCCTGATGAACGTCTTGAGAAGTGCACGATGCTAGTTAATACGTTAAGGAAATACTGGGGAATAACTGCGATAACGATGGTTGCAGAGGGTTACTGCTCAATGGATCCAGAAAAAACAAAAGGCGTTGAGCTGGCAAAAGCATTTGCTAAGCCAGATTCCGGCGTTGAGGAATGCCTAACACTTACACATGCTGAACTTTTTGATGACAATAGTATTGAGGTAAATTTAGTTGCTTTACCGTATACCTATCAACTCGGTAAAACGGTTTCATGGTTTGAGATGCTTTCTTGGCCGAACAAAGCGAGTTCTGTTCTTCGTAACTCCAAGTACCCGATCATGTTGGAAAAGTCGCTCAAAATACAAATTGATGAAAGTGAAATACCGCCAGAAGCTTATGACGAACTGCGTAGGCAAATGACTGAAAGCGGTTTTCATATGCAAGAATTTTTTTAGATAAAATATATTTATGGATCACAAATTTTACGACTCTCCATTCAAGAGAGAAGAAACAACTGCTAGAAGAATCTTTGATGATACTGTCGCTCTTGGTGCAGACAGGGAGCCCTGCATCGTTTGTGGTCATCCGACTGGTGATTGTGCCCCGGAATTCCAAACACCAATCAAAATTGCTGGATTCGCTACTACCGAATCACTGAAGGATGTCCAAACATTTTACGTTGAGGAAGACATTTATGTTGATAAGCAAATAACACCTTTCACAAAAACAAAAGTTCTATTGCACCGAGCTGGGAAAAATATCCCATACCGAGAAGCAGAAAAACTTGGTTTGCTTGGGGATAAGGGTGTGGATACTGATTGTGAAAAAGAAAACGAAAGTTAAGACGACTTTAGACTCTTTCAGTATTGACCGATGAGTTACAATCGTTACTTCATCCAACAACGGCACACCTAGGAAAAGTATGACAATCTTAGAACAATCATTTGTAGATTCGTATTCCCTAAAAACAGCTCCTTGGGGTTTTAGCGGGCTTGGGGAAATAGTTTTCCTACGCACCTACAGCAGAAAAAAGGAAAACGGTGAAACCGAGACGTGGCCAGAAACCATTCAGCGCGTCATTAACGGTGCTCACGCAATTGGCGTTCCATATACAAAAGAAGAGGCTGAGCAACTCTTTGACCACGTTTTTAACCTTCGTTGCTCATTCAGCGGCAGGGCGTTATGGCAACTTGGCACTCCTATGGTGGATAAGTTCGGCGGAGCCTCGCTCAACAACTGCTATTTCACGAACATTGAAAAGATTGAGGACTTTGAATTCCTTTTTGAGTACCTCATGCTCGGCGGTGGAGTTGGCTTTTCTGTTGAGCGCTCAAAGATACATGACCTGCCAAAAGTTAGGGGTGGAGTTGTAATTACTCATGAGCGCACTAACGATGCAGACATAATCGTCCCAGACAGTCGTGGTGGTTGGAAGCGTCTCCTGCATAGCGTCCTGAAGTCATACTTTGAGACCGGAAAGTCATTCTCTTATTCAACGATTCTTGTCCGTGAATACGGTGCACCACTCAAGGGGTTCGGTGGCACTGCGTCAGGCCCAGGTGCACTAATTGATGGCATTGCAGACATATGTAAAGTTCTTGACGGACGCGTTGGGAAGAAGTTGCGCTCCATTGATGTTTTGGATATCTGCAACATCATTGGACGAATTGTTGTCTCTGGCTCTTCACGTCGCTCTGCTCAGATTTCAATGGGAGACCCCGATGACGTTCTCTTCCTTCGTGCAAAAAACTGGTCATCTGGTTCTGTCCCAGCATGGAGGGCAAACAGCAATAACTCCATCTACGCAGACGGATACGACGAACTCCCCTCTGAACTGTGGAAGGGGTACGACGGTTCGGGTGAGCCATACGGATTGATCAACCGCAAACTTGCTCGTGCGCAGGGGAGGCTTGGGGAGAAGCGCCCAGACAACAGCATTGAGGGTTTCAACCCATGTGCTGAGATTGGTCTTGCTGACGGCGAGTCATGCAACCTTGCGACAATATTCCTTCCGAATATTGAGAGCATTGAGCAGTTCAAGGAAATCTCACGACTGCTCTACATGACGCAAAAGCACATCACTCGCCTTGCGTACCCATATGAGAAGACTACGAATATTGTTCGCCAAAACGCTCGTCTTGGGCAGAGCATCACTGGAATCCTTCAGGCAACAGAAGACCAAATTTCATGGCTTTCACCCGTCTACTCCTACCTCAGGGAAGTAGATAAGGAATACTCAACAAAGAACGGATTCCCGGAGTCGGTGAGAATTACAACAGTTCAACCCTCTGGCACCCTTTCATTGCTTCCTGGTGTAACACCGGGTGTTCACCCTGCTTACGCGCCTTACTACATTCGGCGTGTTCGTTTTGGATCAAATGATCCGCTCGTTGAGGCATGTCGCAAGCGTGGCTATAAGGTTGTTTGGGACATTGGCATTGACGGACGCGAGGATCACACTCGTTACGTTGTTGAGTTCCCATGCAAGTCGCCAGATGGGTCAGTTCTCGCTAAAGACATGACGGCAGTTGAGCAACTTGAATGGGTTAAGAAGATGCAGACGGAGTGGGCAGACAATGCTGTTTCCGTCACCGTCTACTATCGCAAGGAAGAGCTCCCAGCGATAAAGGAATGGCTTGAGAAGAACTACGACAAGAGCGTCAAGTCTGTTTCGTTCTTGCTTCACTCAGATCACAACTTCTCTCTCCCTCCGTATGAGGAAATTGAGAAAGAAACGTACGAGAAACTCTTCAGTAAGATTGACATGAGTGTTCCGCTGATCCAAACATCATTTGGAATGATTGATTTTGGGGATTGCGAAGGCGGAGCCTGCCCAGTACGCTAGGGGGTGGCTAGCCCCTATAGCTCAGTTGGTAGAGCAGCGGACTTTTAATCCGTGTGTCGCAGGTTCGAGCCCTGCTGGGGGTACTTCTATGCAAGCGATGAAGCATGAAATTAAGTGGCTAAAAAGTCTTGACTTTCTTGCCCAGCAGTTTTCAACCTGTGCCAAGAGGCAGTATGCAGCAATAGTTCTCGCCCCCAACAGAAGGGTTGCTGGGTTTGGCTATAACGGTTCGCCACCAGGCGTTGCGCACTGTGTTGACGGAGCATGCCCACGACTCCATGCAAATTCCGCTGCGGGCAGCAACTATGACACATGCATTGCTCAGCACGCTGAGGCTGGGGCACTTCTTTGGTCAGATGCGTCCATGAGGATGGGTGGTACAATAATTGTCAATGGGCCGCCATGCATGGGGTGCGCAAAGCTGATAGCAAGTTCTGGGCTGACGAGGTTGATTTACAAGATTGACCCAGAATACGTATATGAGCAGTGGCCGATAATTGACAAGTTCCTATCTGATGCTGGTATAGTGTCAATCGGTGTGAACGTGGCGTAATTCCACGGAGAGATGGCAGAGCGGCTGAATGCACCTGTCTTGAAAACAGGAGTGGGTTTGCGCCCACCGGGGGTTCAAATCCCTCTCTCTCCGCAAACAGACTGTCTGCTTACAGAAATGTAGGCATCCGAGTCCTAGGCTCGGCTTAAGCCAGTCTGTCAGGGCCGATTAGTGTAGGGCACACTTTCCCTTTGGGGGAAAGAGGCGAGGGAAGTCCCCTCATCGGTCTGCAACGTAAATACTGGTACCCAATCCCCTAAGCACCATGACCATAGTGGTGTGCTGACGAGCAAGGCGAGGAAGGCTAAGGCGCGGACCGTAGCGCCAGTATTTACCTCAGTGGCGAGTAGCTCAGTTGGCAGAGCAAGGGACTGTTAATCCCTGGGTCGCAGGTTCGAGCCCTGCCTCGCCAGCCACCCATTTGACTATCATTGACCGCTTGGGTGAGGCTCTCTAGAGGGTGATAGTCTTCAAAGGTTCCTCTCCGGTGATACGGGTTACGGCCCTTCCTTCTATACGGATAGCCGGAGAGGTCATTTGAGCGTAGTGGAGGGAAAAGATGGGGATTGATGACGATTACGACGATGAAAAGCATTATTACTTTAATAATAAAGAAAAAGGAACATCATTTTTCGTAAAACAAGTTGAACAGGGTCACGAGTGGACTAAATACATTGCTGAAATATTTAACAATAATGGCGTAGCGTGCCGTGTTGAGGAAATAGAGATTGCCAAAACTGTCGGACAGAGGAAAAAGTTTTATAACGAGCAAGACATCATCTTGACAAAAATGCCTGGATGCATAGAGACAAAGTCACAAAGTAGGCACTTCACAGATGATCCCAAAAGTTGGCCATTTAGGAAAACAATTGTTGACACAAAATTAGGTTGGTCTAGGAAATCGCCAAAACCTCTAGCAGTAGTATTAGTCAGCATCCAAACAGGCAAGTCCCTAGTTATCCCTCGTAGCACTGAAAATCAGTGGTGGGAAGAGAATCTTTATGACAATTTCAGAAAAATAAATGACACATTCCTATGTGCAAGTACAGATGTTCTGCGACCAATGGATGATCTAATTGATTTCCTAGTAAGAAGACAACACAAATATTCAAATAAATAAAAGGAGACAAACTATGGCAATTGGTGCTGGGGCAGAAATAGGAATTGTCTTTGGTCGCTGGGGCGACATGAGTGAGAGGGAAAAAGATTTATGGTGTTCAACATTCCGAGAGAGATTCGGCGCAGATTTGCTGAAAGGTTACGCAACGCTGCACTATCCAGTTCGGGAGAAGTTGAGTCCACAAACTGACTAATATTTCTCATTTTGTGATAACTATGGGGAGTGGTGTAATTGGCAACACGGCAGGTTTTGGTCCTGCATTTCAGGGTTCGAGTCCTTGCTCCCCAGCAAATAATTTATTCGTTTTCTACTGATCCAATTCTTGGAAGAAGGCGTTTTGACCCGGACCAAGCTTGGCGTAAGTTTTCACCATCTGGTGTAGTTATGTCTCCACCATTTAATAATGGGCCAATATTTCCAGAAAGAAGCACAAGATCACCAATACCAAATAAAGCAAGAGTTATGCGTTTCCTGCGCCATTCTTGATTAACTGTTATCTGCTGTATCTTTGAAGATTCTCTGAACCATTGTAGATATGCAACTCTAATTGAATTTCCAACACCAAAATTTGTTACTTTTATATTTTTTTCTAATAACTTTTTCCCTTTAACAATTGTTCCTGGTTCAAAATCATCACCATACATAGCATGAATAAAGACAAAAGGTATTTGCGGTCCACCTGGATATGGGGAGTTGACTTCATGAAGTACATACCAAAGAGGTGGAGTTATTCCAACAATATCTGGATCTCTCCAGTTCATGAATAGATTTCCATCCAAATCTAAAGATGAAAACCATAGGTGCTCTGCTTCGGTTGGCTTTTCTGGCACAGTAATTATTGAAGGTTTGGGATAATCATCCGAAGAGAATGCGTGAACCTCATCCCACTCATTGCTTAGTGTCCCAGATTTCCAAAACCAGAGTGTTTTAAACGCCATCTATGAACTATATCAGTCGTTCCACCATGCATCCCATGCTGGAGTCGGAGCAGATTGCGTATCTGGTGACCACATCCCAGTGTAAGCAATGTGTATTGTTATATTTGCTGAACCATTTTCATAATTATCCCAGTTACCGCCACTATTATAAACAAATACAGAAAGTATTTCATCGGTATTCATAATAGATAAATCTGTTTTATATGTATTTTGAGCCCATTCCGTTTCGTCCCAGCTAGTGTTTCCCCAACCAACATTTGCTGGATCATCAATTTCCGGGGCGCCTTTTGCTGTACTCCTGAATGCTAGTAGTCCAGAGTTGAGTGCTGTGACTTGCGCTGCCTGACCCTCTGGGCGATCATCTTGGTTACCAAGATACATTGTCGGTTTTAGTGATTCATCTGGAACTATTAGATATGGCTTTTCTGGATCTGAACCAAAAAAGTTTGTCATATCAGACGGCATATCATATGGATTCATCTGAATTTTTGTATTACGTGACTTCCATGCAGCTAGTTTTAGCGTTCTTTCCGCATCAAACCAATCACCATCAACACCATTGAAAAGATCTTGATTTGCGCTGAACCAAATATTTTCAATTCTCACACGAAATGGGAATGCAACGCTAACGTATTTATCGCCATACAGATGAAATGGGAGATTATAGGTAATTATTGATGGTGGGATGATTCCAGACATTTGTGTCCTTTCGGTCATTAGTACTATACATTATTTTATTAAGTTAATTTAATTAGTATTATCAATTTATGCATTACTTCACGGCGGGGGCGTGTGTTAGACTTCTAAGCCTTTTGGAGGTAAATAAATGTCAGAAGAAATAGATTGTAAAAAGCCGTTCCACAAGCACCTCATGCTTCGTGGCTATTGCTCAAATCCGCCAAAATCTACTGAGGATACAATTATCTGGCTTCGTGGATTTGTGTGGTTTCTGGGCATGAAAATACTCCAAGGACCATTTTCCTCATACGTAGATGTGCCCGGAAATCGTGGGATTACCGCAGTTGCGATGATTGAAACATCGCATATAGCTTTTCATGTATGGGACGAGTCTGATCCAGCGCTTATCCAGCTTGATGTCTATACCTGTGGGTCACTTGACGTAGATGCAGCAATGGAAAAGATTGCCAGTTTCTTTGGACTTACTTCTTTTGAATATTTGGTCTACGACAGGGAAAATGGATTTGACTTGATAAGGTCTGAATCAGTAAATTAAAAAGGGGCGAGTGGCGGAACGGCAGACGCGCCAGGTTTAGGTCCTGGTTCTTCGGAGTGGGGGTTCAAGTCCCCCCTCGCCCACTATGGAAAATGATGCCGTGACACGTCTGCGTTTGCACTACCACAGGCAAGCAAAACTAAATCCACGCATGAAACCTTTTATCCGCATTAGCCGGTGGCGTGGTTTCACTATCATTATCGGCAGGAACGAATTTGGAGTGTTATGGAAATGAGTGATGACATTATGACCCGACATCATGGGTTTCCAAATGACGATATTGTGACCACGCTTAGAACAATGGTGCAATTCACTAATGCTGTGGCTGGCGGTGTTTGTTGGCGAGCAGCCGACGAGATTGAACGCCTACGGGCAGACATGAAAGAACTATTGGAAATCACCAAATTGTTTGCCGATGAAGGCGAATGCCGAAACTATGAGAAACAGTGGGGATATTGCACACATAGCCATTGCGATTGGCATGATGCAGAGCATATGTGGGAATCATTCTGCATGAGCAGGGGAATTTAATGAATAAGAAGCAAATGAATGAAGTTCGGGCTGAAGTCAACAGATGGTACGACCTGATGGACAATCCTGAATGGGATGAAAACACAACGGCAATGTGGGCTATGGCTGAAGAGATTGTGCGCCTACGAGAAGAACTGGATTCCTATAGAGAACGAAACGCTTGGGTTGAACGCCATGACTGATGACATTATGACCAAGGAATGTAAAGCATTTGAATGGATTGGGCAGTCCATTCTCTGCTGTGACGGATGTGGAAAACCAATTTTTGACCATGATGGAGATTCACGCTCTCATGGTGGACCTTTTAGCGGCACCTTCCGCCTCGTACCGTTCCCCCCGAAAGTGGTTGCTCAATGGCTCCTTGACGGCATGATTGACCAAAAGCGAGCGGCCCACCTACTAAGCGTTACAGAGGAGATTCTCCATGACTGATGACATTGTGACCCGACTACGGAACCATATCCGAGGAGACTTTGAAAAAACTTCCGAGTTTATGTTGCGTCTAGCCGCTGACGAGATTGAACGCCTCCGTGCAGAACTTACCACAGCACAAACAATGTGGATGTTGGAAGAAGCCCAAAAGAACAAATGGAAATCTTTATGTCAAGGAATTGTTGAAGCAATTACTGACGAAGGTAAAGAGCCAGCGTTTCACCACAAAATTATGGCTAAGCACCGTTCAGAGTGGAAGACTTTATGGGAAAGAATTGATAAAACAATTAGGGCGGTGCGTGGTGAGTGATGACATTGTGACCCGACTACGGGAATGGGATGCAGACCCTGCAACAGACATGAAGGATTGCCCTTTCTGCGATGGTGTTCGCTGGCGTGGTCATCTTGACCATTGTGTTTTGAAGCATGCTGCTGATGAGATTGAACGACTGCGTACTGCGTTGGCGCTTGCCGTAGGCGAACTATCCACGCATGCCCAGTATTCGGTGTACTCGCCTGAGCAGTTGATGCAGCAGTTTCTGGAGGATGCCCGCCATGAGTGATGACATTGTGACCCGACTACGGGAACTAGCGGCAAAGCAAGACGCTGAATGGTCTGACCCAACCGATGCGCCTTTGACCATGTATCAAGTTGCAGCCGATGAGATTGAACGCTTACGGGAATGGAAGAAAGTTGCCGACTTGTTTGGCATTGCGTTCCGCATGGATGAGTTTGGTCAATACCCCGTCACTAACGGCGACGATGTTCATCAGGCGGTTCTAGCGTGGGAACGAGCCAGATACAAATTCAATGATTACGGAGTTGAGAAATGAATGATGACATTGTGACCCGACTACGGGGTTTAAAAACTGCGGACGTATTTTTACTTTGCAACGAAGCCGCTGATGAGATTGAACGTTTACGAGCCGCCAACGCAACCTTGAGTTCATTTCTCCATCCGATTGGCACAGTTATTGATGGAGGTAAACGATGACCGACAACATTACAATCATTTTTAATGTTTCATGGTTGGCATTCGTCCTTTCTTTGGTTGTATGGGCACAATACTCAACAAGGAGGAAGCGTGGCTGACGACACTGTGACCCGGCACTTTACATCTAGTTCGGCGCAAACGTTCTATGTAGACGGAGACAGTATTTCGTCGCTTGACCCCGATACGGAAGCAGGGTTTTGGTTGTGGATGTATCACGGAGCGATTGACATGATTTATGCGTTGGAGCAACAACTAAAGACTGTGCGTATGGAATTGGAGAATTGTCGTGAGCGATGACATTGTTGTGAGGCTACGAGAAGTTTCTCCATCTGAAGATGCGGAACAAGCATCGTATTTATTGACAGATGCCGCTGATGAGATTCTGTCGTACAGGGGAACTGTAAGGGCGTTGGACGAAGAGATTGAAAGCCTACGGAAAGACTTGGAACTAGCCATTCAGGTGAAACAGTTTGTGTCTTTCTGGTGGGATGACCCAAGCAAGGTTGGGGAGTGCTGTGCCGCTTGGGATAAACTCCCTGAAGAAGTCAGAATGTGGGTACTTGAATGACTGATGACATCATGACACGACTACTTGATTTTCGGCTGCTGAAAGATACTGACCTGGCAAAACTGCTACTGGACGCCGCTAATGAGATCGAGTGGCTCCATGAAATAGTTGAAGGGCTATTAGCAGGATGCTCCCATCATGCTGATGGAGATTTGCCATTTGGGGAATGCGAATGGCATACGGCCTACATGGCCTACAGAAGTAAATATCCTGCTCAAATGAATGAATATCAAAAAATGTGGGCAGAAAAATTAAAGGAATCAAACAATGAGTGACGACATCGTTACCCGACTACTGAATATTGCCACCCTTCGTGGCTCCATGTCAGGGAACGTTATTCCAACAGCATGCCTTGAGGCGGCTAATGAAATTGAGCGCTTGCGTCAATCTGGTGACTCTCTGGAGAAGTCAATTCGCACCGGAACTGGCGTAGATGATGCCATTGACAGATGGGCAGAATTGCGTGCTGAATGATGTATAGTCATAA